TAAAGTGTGGTTTATAAAACATGAACATCACAAAATATTCGTAAAAAATATTTTGTTTGGAACTATATTTTTTATGGTGCCTATTATATCTTGGATATGTAATTTAGAAATTTTAAATATAATAGGAATATATTGCTTTATAGCTGGTTGTTTAGAAGTACTAGTTTCTATGTACTATATATATCACTTAATAACAAAACAGAAATCATGAATTTATTTCTTTATACAACAATTCAATTTCTTGTTGAAACTTTCTTTTTATAAAATTAATATTTTCTTCTGGGTTACCTTGAATTTCAATAGGTGCACTTCTGTAAAATGTTTTTGATAAAATATCAAAAAATTGTTCTGTACCATCATCTGATTCACCAGATATTTTGTATTTTAAATATTTTCCCCTTTCACTTTCAATCTTATTCAAGTCATTGATGAATTGAGGTCCTGTATGTTTAAATTTGACTGATATTGTCACTTTATCAGCCTCAGCCGATTCTGTTTCTTGATATTGGTTCAAACTTCTAAATGTTTCTTTTGATGTTGATGGATTACATACATATTCTATGCCTTTAACTTTTTTAAATTTTTTTAATGCGTCATCTAAAGAAGTTATGGAATAAGGAATAAATCCAATGTGAAAATTTTCTTGAAGCAAAAATTGATTAATCATTTTAGTAAATTTTCCAGAATGTATGCTTGAAATAATTGAGGTGATGCACTTGTTAATATCAATGTAAAAGAAAGAAAAGTATTCAAAAATAACATTTTGATTAAGATCTTCTTTGTTATCATTGTTTATTACTTTTAATTTTAAAAATTCATCTTTTGGTTCGTCCTCTTTAAGAAATCTACCAAATAAGTGCTTTTCGTCAGATGAAATAATTTCAATTCCAATTTTCATATCTTTAGAACGATATTCTCCTAATTGTGGAAAGCATTTTCTAAACATGCTTTGAAGCATAGATGGATCATCTATCTTATTTGAAAAAAGAGAATAGTCTGGAATTGTTTTGTAAAAATATACGGTTTTTTTAATTGTTTTTGTTGCCATTTTTTTCACTCCTAGTATTGACATAATATGCCAAAATATATTATAATCATACTGAAAGTGAAACAACCACTCTTTACTTTCATATAAGTACTATCTTGTTCCCAGCAAGGTAGTGCTTTTTCTTTTATTATATCCTCAAGTACCAAAACGGTAGTTGAGGTTTTATTTTATATTACTATAAAAACTAATTGCTTTACCTAATATTCTGATTTTTTCAAGTTCTGAACCTTCATAATTCATAACTTTGTAGGTAGGATTTTCAGGACGAAGTTCTATTCTGTTACCGTATTTATATACTTTCTTTAAAGTAGCGTCATTGCCGATAAGAACGGCAGCAATTTCCCCATTTTCAACATCAGGTTGTTCTCTAACAAAAACTATATCACCATCAAATATTCTAGCATTAATCATACTATCACCTTTACAACGCAAAGCAAATGTGCCTTTAGTATCTGTTGGCATAGGAACATAATCCTCAATATTTTCATCAGCGAGAATTGGTTCACCACAAGCAATAGTACCAACTAGAGGGACTAACTTAGTCTTTGGTAGGGGAATAATATTGTCTGCCTTTTGAGTGGTAGGTTCTTGTGTGTCTCTTTCCATTGGTACATTATCAAATCCCATTAACCAAGCTTCATTTACATTTAATGCCTTTGCAATTAAGTATGTGCGAGTTTGTTTTGGTTTGAATTTACCAGACATATATTGGCTCATTGCAGATTTAGGGATTTTTGTTTTATTACAAAGTTCGCTTTGAGTAATTCCCTTTATATCCATAGCTTTTAGTAGTTGTTTGTAAAACTCAGCCATAAATATCACCTCTTTGATTGAATTATATAATATAGTTTAGAAAAAATCAAGAAATATTTGAAAAAAGTTTAGAAAAATTGAAATTTTATGTTGACAATATAAATTTCTTAGGTTATACTAAGTTTAGAAAAACTAAACAAGAGGTGAGATAAGTTGAGTATAGAACCCTATTACCCTAATTTAGAAGCAGAATTTTCTAGAAAAGGTATTAAGAAAAAGCAAATTGCCGAACAATTAGGAATTTCAGAACGAGCATTTAGTAGTAAAATGACTGGCAAAAATGATTTTTGGTTATCTGAAGCATTTGCTATTTATTCATTATTTACTGATGTATCATTCACAGATTTATTTGCCCATAAATAAAAGAGCGAAGTACAAAACTTCGCTCAGCTGGTTAATTATTTTGTTTTTCTTCCGGTTCTAGTTTGTGATAATGCACTACCAGCAACAGATTTGCTAGTCTTACTACTACTATTGCTACGCAAAATCTTTGATGCTTTAGATGCAACACTTTTACTAGTCTGTTTAGTATTAGCCATAGTGTACCTCCTTTCTTAAATTATAGATATATTATACTATATATAGAAATTTAAGTCAAGGAACCACTACATAAAATACTATATATCGATTGTGCATTATTCATAAGGTGTAGTAGTAGAATTACAAATTTAGTTCAAAATATTTCAACTTTTGGGTAAAGTGAATTTGTAGGTACATTAGAAATATTGTTAATAATACACAAATCTTTCTTTTTTTATTATATTAAGGAGGTGAATATAATGCCTAATGAAACTGCATTTAATTATAGTAAATTAAAAGGTAGGATTAAAGAAAAGTGTGGAACTTGTTTTAACTTTGCCAAACAGTTAGGTTGTTCAAACAACACTTTATCTGCGAAAATTAACAACGCTAGTGATTTTTCTCAAACAGAAATTATAAAATCAGTAGATATTTTAGATTTAAAGGTAGAAGATATTTCCACATATTTTTTTACTCCAAAAGTTTAGTTTTCTAAACTTTTAACCTAACAAAAAACTGAATAGAGTGTGTTTCTATCCAGCTATTGCCCAAATTTGTTTACCCAATATTTCTTGCAGGTTTTCACCACATATCAACACACAATATGTTTCTATCAGAAATGTTATTGCTTTGGCAGTATTGGTTCTGCACTAATAGCCTATATGTCAACAACCTTTTAAGGAACACTTTTTGAGGTGGGCATTTTTACGAGTGCCACTCTAGAGTTTACGTGGTCCACACTTAACGCCTCAACAGTTGTTTCACCCCTAAAACATGGGAACTGGCAAATTCAAAAGTTTGGTCAAAAAGACCAGCTCCTTTCTATGCCAATAGGCTAGTCTAATGATACAAATATTTTTGTATTTTGTCAAATAAATTTGGGATAAAACAATGTAAATCAACTGTCCATAATTGGGACTTATGAAAGTAGGTGAAAGAATGGATGATAATATTCTACCACATATTCTAATTGTATTGTTGGTATTGCTGGTGTGTTGCACGATCGTACAAAATTTTATCATGCAGGACACAATTAATGAGCAAAAGGATACTATAGCCATTATGCAGGACACTATAGACACCCAAGAAGACACTATAGCAACTATGCAGGAAATTATAGATATTCTTGAAGAAAGTAGGTGAGAAATTTGGAACTAGTCGGGATAATATTACTTGTATTAGTTATTGTACTGATTGCAAGTTTTATAACTGCAAAAATAATAGCCGTCCATTTCTTTAAGATAATAGACGACTTTTTGACAAGTTATGAAAATAATATTATGGATTTGATTCGTTGGGCAAAGGAGAAAGACAAACATCAATAAAGGATTCTCCTAGTGGAGTGATTTGTGCATATCCTTTATTGAATGCTAACTTATTATTTTCTCCTTTGCAGTGATTAATTTTATCAAATTCTTCTTTTAAGCATTTGTAATATTGTGTTTCAAAAAAGGGTTTATAGTAATCATCATTTGATAAATGCCCACTATATATAGTTTCTATTAAACCTAATCTACTAAGAGATGATATTGAAACATTTTGTAAATCTATATCATCACAGTTTGGATTACTAATAAATAGGTATGAAGTAATCAATTTACTGCGATTTTTATCATCAACAATTTTTAATTGTAGAATAGGATATTGAATTTTAGTTTGAAAAAGTTTGAGATTTTGAGCATCTAATGGTGACATTTGTTTGATAATTTCTGCAAATGAAGGATGAACTTTAGTGGCCATACGATTATCCATTGAATTCACAATTAATTTTTCAAACATGTTTCTGATTTCTCTTTCATCAAGGTAATACTTTGAAGTATCAAGTGCCGGCAAGATGATAGATTCTTTAGGTTCTATTTGATTTTTTTCAGGAATATTATCAACACTATCGGCTAGGGTCTTTTTAAATTCTTCAAGATTCTTTTTACGGATAAGCCTACTTTTTTCAGCTTTTTCATGAAGACCACCAAAACATAAATCGCATAGGTCTCCTAAAGCAGTACCAAAAGACTTGCAAGGTGGATTAGTAAGATTTTTAGCTTGTTCAGTATTAAGAATATTAGAAACAGGGTCAATATTAGGAATATCATTTTTTGACATAATATCTTCCTTTCTTTTAAATATTTCTCTTTCATTTTATAGCTTTTTGATGAAAATTACAAGAATACTGAAAAGTTTTATTGAAAATGTGAAGAAATTAAAAGAATAGGACAATCAAGGCACAACATAACTTTTAGTGAGGTGATGAAATGGCAAAAGAGTTAGCGTATAGGGTATGGGTTAATGATGGTGGTAAGCAGGTGTTGTGGGCAGAAAAGGACCACAACGGCAACAAGACCAATCATCTAACCAAGGAACAAGAACAATGCTATATTAATGGCATATGTTCAAGAATAAGTCAGGGTATGACTGACTATGTGAATAACCATCCTGATTCAGTACTACTGAATTAGGCAAAAGAAAGGAAGTGAAAAAAGTGGGAAGTTTCACTATTGCAGTTATCATACTGGCATTTGTACTTCTAGTCCTAGGTGTTATAGGTTGTCTGAATAAGGCTCACACAGATAATACCAAGTGGCTACAGAATAGCTGGAATGAAGTGATGAACGAACAAAGGCATTTGCTAGAAATGATTAGGGAAAACCAAAATCAGATAGTAAGACTGCTAAGAAAGTTGGAGGAAAAGGACAATGAAAGAAAAGATTAAAGCAGTAGGATTGGCAGTATCAATAGTGGTTACAATCATTGTTTCCTTAGTGCTACATATCAATCTGATGTCAAAGCATGGTGGTTTCTTACTTCTTCCGTTTCTCTACTTTGGTTTTGTGTACATTATGCCACGCATATTGTCTGATATTTTAGCAGACTTCAAAGTTGCATACAGTAGGGAAAACCTCTGTATAACTAAAGACGATTATCAGACAAAGTGTTTTGAAGAGGCACTAGGCACAAAACCGGAAGAAGTTGAACACATTGTTGAGGGCAAAGAAGTATGAACACAAAGTACATTTTTCCGTTGCTATTAATAGCACTTGATGTAGGTGCTGCAATAGTCTATGGCATCAACAAAGACATCAGAATGGCAACATATTGGATTGCAGCTGCAGTTCTTAATATATGTGTGACCTTTTAGGGGGTGGACTGGTTATATTAAATCTTTTTTATCATTATATAATTAATGGCAAAAATAAAAGCCACTAGAGAACTGCAATTCCCTAGTGACCTGAAAGGTGTTCCTATGACGGAACATATTAAAGTAAACTAATTTCATTTTAGATTATCTAAAGTGAAAAGTCAAGGAGGAATTGAAAAATTGGAACAGATTACTTTATCTGAACAACATAAAAGGGCTGTTGAACTTCATCAGAAGATTATTATTTCTGCTAATCTGGCTCAGCAGAACTTATGGGATATGTGTACTTCTCTTAAGTTAATGAGAGATAACAAACTGTATAAAGAGTTAGATTATTCTAACTTTGAGGACTACTGTGAGAATGAAGTGGGTTTTTCAAGAATGCAAGCTCATAAGTATATTTCTATTGTAGAAAATGTAAATACTGAAAATGTAAACTCGAGTTTACATTTAGGAGTAACTAAACTATCATTACTTGCCTCTGTAAGCCAATCACAACAGGCTGAAATAGCCGAAAAAGTTGACCTGGAAAGCATTTCAGTACGAAAGCTAAAGGAAGAAATAGAGACTTTAAAGGCTGAAAAACTTGCAGAGAAAGAAAGTCTTGAACGAAAGAACAATGACCTTAAAAGGGTAGCTGACGAAGTAACAGAGAACAACTCTAAATTAGAGAAAGACTTGTTTTCAGCAAGGAAAAAGCTATCGGTTGCTACTGCCGATAAGGAGTGGTTGCAAAAGAAGATTGATGACCTGGAAAGCCGACCAATAGAAGTTGCAGTTGCCGAAACATCAGACAATGAAAGAAGACTTCAAGAAACAATCAAGTCCCTTGAAAGAGAGAATATCAAGAGGAATGAAGAACTTGAAAGACAGTATCGAGAAGATGAGCAGACAGTAAGAAGAATGCTTGAGAAAGAAAAGCAAGATGCACTTGATGATTTAACCGAAGAATATGAGAGCAAAATCAAGGACCTTCAGTCAAAGTCAAGGGTAAAGCAGTCAGACGGTACAGAGGCTTTTCAAGTGTGGAAACTGGTAGCAATGAAAGCATTAAGTAATATCCACAGAATTATTCTTATGAATGGAAGTAACAGACAAATGCAGAATATTTTTCACAGAGAAGTTTGTGAAATCAATGCTAAGATAGATGGCATTTTTGCAGAATGTAAATAATGAAAATGTGCAATCGATTGCACATTTTGAACATTGAAAACTAGAAAACAGGAGGAAGTAAAATGTCAAAACTTTATGAACTGTCAACAGATTTTCAGAATCTATTTGATATGTTTGAAGAAATTAATAACTGGTCACCGGACACAGACGCAGATGGACAACCTATTGACAGTGAGGGCAATGTAATTGAAAACCCTACTGCATACAAGGTGCAAATGCTTAACGGTTGGTTTGATACCCTAGAAGGTATTGAGGGTGAATTTGAAATGAAAGCAGAGAACATTGCTGCCTTTATCAAGTCACTAAAGGCTCAGTCAGACATTCTTAAGAATGAGGAAACTGCACTTAAGAAACGCAGAGACACTAAGGATAGACAGATTGAAAGTCTAAAGACTTATCTACTTAATCAGATGAAAGCAATAGGCAGAAAAAAGATTGATATGCCTAAGGCAGTTATCTCAATTCGTAACAATGCACCTTCACTTGTAGTTGATGATGAACTTGAATTGATTAATTGGGCAGAAGAAAATGATATGGACAGTTTTCTTAATTATCAACTGCCTAAGATTAAGAAGTCGGAAGTGAAGAAAGCTTGTAAGGATAATATGAATATTCCGTATGTACATATGGAAAGTAAAGAGTCACTAACTATTAAATAAGGAGGATATTATGGGATTACCGGTTTTAATTTTAGGTTTTTCAGGTAGTGGTAAGTCAGCATCACTTAGAAACTTTGCTCCTGACGAACTGGCACTTGTAAATGTAAATGGTAAACCACTACCATTTAGAAATAACTTTAAGTCAGTTATTTCATCAGATGATTACAAAACTATTGAAAGCTTTATTAAGAGTACAAAGGCAAAGTCTATAGCCATTGATGATACTCAGTACCTTATGGCCAATGAGTTTATGCGTAGATCTACAGAGAAAGGTTATGATAAGTTTACGGAAATAGGCAAGAATTTTTGGGAACTTGTAAAGATGACTGAATCATTACCAAGTGATACTATTGTTTATTTCTTAAGTCATATTGATGTGGATGATAACGGTAGGCAAAAAGCCAAAACAATAGGAAAACTTCTTGATGAAAAGATTACTGTTGAGGGTATGTTCACAACTGTATTAAAGACTGCCGTAGTGGATGGTAAGTATTATTTTGCTACTCAAACAGATGGTAATGATACTTGTAAAAGTCCTATGGGGTTATTTGATACTATGTTGATTTCTAATGATTTAAAGATAGTAGATGAGGCACTTAGAAACTATTACTATATGACAGAAGAAAAGCTTTGTGAAGTGTGCAAAAAACCTATTGTGTCTGATGGTAAAAGAACAGTACAGCAGATTATTGAGGGTACAAAGAAGAACTACAAAAAGCAGATGTGTATGTCTTGTGTTGCAAAGCTGATTAAAAAGAGAAAAGAAGAAAAAGAGGCTAAGCAATGAAACTAAGACCATACCAAGAACAGTTAGTTAATGAACTCCATACTGCTTGGAAAGATGGTTACAAAGCCCCTTGTATTGTTTTAGGTTGTGGTGGTGGCAAGTCTTGCATAGTTGCAGAAATTGCAAGACGAACCACCTGGAATGGCAAGAGAGTTTTGTTCCTGGTACATAGAAAAGAACTAGTTGACCAAATCTTTCGTACATTCGTACGGTGGGGTGTTCTTATGGATTTGTGTCAGATAGGTATGGTTCAAACCTTTACAAGAAGGTTAAAGAAACTACCTAAACCGGCACTGATTATTACAGATGAAAACCACCACAGTACAGCCTCATCATATAAAAGAATTTATGACTACTTTCCCAATGTACCTAGGGTAGGTGTTACTGCAACACCGGTAAGGCTGAACGGTGATGGCTTAGGTGATGTTAATGATAAGTTAATTGTAGGTGTAAGCACAAAATGGTTGATAAATCATAAGTGTCTTGCACCTTATGATTACTATGCACCTTGTATTGCAGATTTAACAGGACTGCATACAAAGATGGGTGAATATGTTACTGCCGATATTGAAAAAGCAATGATAAAGAATACTGTATTCGGTGATGCAATTAAGTATTACAAAAGTCTAGCTAATGGCAAAAAGGCAGTGTGCTATTGTTCATCTCTAAAGCACAGTATGGCAACTGCAAAGGCTTTTTGTAATGCCGGTATTAAGGCAGTACATATTGACGGTTCAACTCCTAAGGCAGAAAGAGATAAGATTATCTCTGACTTTAGAAAGGGTGACATTACTATTCTTTGTAATGTGGACCTTATCAGTGAAGGCTTTGATGTTCCTGATTGTGAATGTACCATACTGCTAAGACCTACCCACAGTCTTACTTTGTATATACAACAGTCAATGCGTTGTATGAGATATAGGGAAGGTAAGAAAGCAATAATCATTGACCATGTAGGCAACTATGCAAGACATGGTATGCCTGATGATGACAGAGTTTGGACCTTAGAAAAGAAAAAGCATAAGAGTGTTAAGAAAGCAGAAGAAGAACAAAGCAAAAAGATAAAATCTTGTCCTGAATGTTTCTTTACCTTTGAAAGTCCACCACCGGGTACTACCCCTGTATGCCCTCATTGTGGATATGTTTTTCCTAAAGCTGAAAGAGAAGTTGAGGTTGACACCGAAGCACATTTAATTAAGGTTGAGGGTTTCAAACTTGATTTTACTTCACCGGAAGATTGTCATTCTTATCAAGATTTACTTACCTATGCAAAAGAACATGGCTATAAAAAAGGTTGGGCCTTTTATCAAGCAAGAAATAGAGGTTTGTTAGTATGACAGAAGAACATATTATACAGAATAATATCCGTATTGTCTTGTCAAATGATTGTGTAATCTTTAGAGGGAATGTTGGCAAAGGCTTTACTAAAGATGGCAGATACTTTGATACAGGACTACCAAAAGGCTTTCCAGACTTGTTTGGTTTTCGCAAGTCTGATGGCAGAGCAGTATTTATAGAAGTAAAAACTTATAAGGGAAAAACATCAAAAGAACAGAAAAATTTTATAAACAAAATGCTTTCATATGGTGCTATTGCAGGTGTATGCAGAAGTACAGAGGATGCATTAAATTTAATAAAGGAGTTTTAATATTATGGGATTTAAAAATAATTATTCTGATGTAAATGAAAACAGCATTAAGCCTATAGGTGACTATGAATGTGTTATCCATAAGGTAGAAGAGAGAACTACTAGGAACGGCAAAGTAGGTCTTAACATTCAGTTCCTTATTCGTTCTGATGTTAATCAGAAGTACCAAAAGGGCTACATTTTCCATACCTTATGGAAAAGGAAAGAACCTACCGACCTTGATAAGCAAGTGAATGGCTATGGCTTTAATCAGGTTATGCAGTTAGGTAAGGCATCAGGTTTACCGGAAGGCAAAGACTATGACAACCTAACTCAGTTTATCAATGACTTAATTAATAAGCCGGTAAGAATTACTCTTAACCATAGGGAGTACAATGGTAACACTCAAGAAGAAGTTAAGTACATTAATAAGACTAAGTTCCCATTAAATGGTGCTAATATTCAACAACCTAAAAGCAATGATGGGTTTGAAGAAATGCCTGTTGAAGATGATTTACCATTCTAATTGTAATCATTCTATTAAAATTTCTGTGAAATTGCATAGTGCTATGCAACTTATTTGTGATTTAGGGGTATTAAGTGGGATACCCCTAAAAAATATTTAAGGAGAGATAAGATGAATATAAATAATAAATATATGGCAGTTCCACAGGAATTAAAGGCTTTGCCAAACTGGGTGTGTTACAAGAAAGAACCTGACCCAAAGTCCCATAGTGGATTTAGCAAAAAGCCTATTAACCCCAGAACCGGTAACTTTGCAATGTCCAACAATCCGTCAACATGGAGTGACTTTGAAACTGCTGTAAGAGAATCAGAGAAGTATTCAGGCATAGGCTTTATGTTTTCTAATTCACCATACTTTGGTGTTGATCTTGACGATATGCCAAAGGATATTGAAGATTTTAAAAATGGTGGTACCGACAATATAATCAGTGAGTTTGTACATACACTCCAATCCTATACAGAGTTTTCTCAATCTAAAACAGGTGTGCATATTATTTGTAAAGGTACTTTACCTAAAACAGGAAGGAAGAAAAAGCATACCTTTGGTGGCTTTGAAATGTACGATAAAGGCAGGTTCTTTGTTGTTACCGGTGACTATTGCAGTGAATATGTGGATATATCTGAATGTACCGAAAAGATAAAACCACTTCATTCAAAGTATATTGGTGGTGGCAAAGAACCTACACCTAAAATTCAAAAGCCAGTAGTAACTTTATCCACAACTAATGAAATAGTTGAAACTGCTATGAATGCAAAGAATGCCAACTTGTTTACTGCTTTATACAGAGGTGATTTCTCTGCTTATGGCAGTCAAAGTGAAGCTGACCTTGCTTTCTGTAATATGTTAGCTTTTTGGACAGGCTGTGATTCTGAAAAGATGGATGCAATCTTTAGACAGTCAGGTCTTATGAGAGATAAATGGGACAGAAAGCAAAGTGGCTCAACCTATGGTACTATCACAATTCAAAAAGCAGTAGCCGGTTGTAACAGTGTTTATGAACCTAAAAGCAGTGATAATTACAAAATATCAATAGGTAATAAAAAAGCACCTACAATACCTAGTAATGAAACGGTAAGGAGTTATTCCTTTGACGATATGGGTAATGCTCAAAGGTTTGTTGATTTATTTGGTGACAATATCCGTTACTGCTATACAGATAAGAAGTGGATGTACTATGACGGTAGAAAGTGGTGCATTGACAATATGGGTGCAGTTCATAGGATGGCCGATAAATCTGTTAATGCTATGAAAGCAGAACTAAAGAACTATGTTAAGTCTGATGAAGAGGCAGGTGGTGATATGGAAAAGGAGTTTAGAAAGCATATGAAACAAAGCCGTAGTAACCGTTCCAAGAATGCTATGCTTAATGAAGTTCAGCACTATGTTCCTATTCTTCCGGCACAACTTGACAGATACAAGATGGCACTTAATACACCTGATGGAGTTATTAACCTTAAAACCGGTGAACTAAAGCCTCATTCCTATTCTCATTATTTTACTAAGGTTACAGCAGTAGAGTATTCCAACAATGCTGATTGTCCTTTATGGCTAAAATTTCTTGATGATATTTTTAACGGTGACAAGGACTTAATAAGATATGTGCAAAAAGCAGTAGGCTATAGCCTTACCGGTTCTACTGCTGAACAATGTGCATTCTTCCTTTATGGTACAGGTAAGAACGGCAAGTCAACTTTTATTGATGTTATCAGAGATGTGTTTGGTGACTATGCAGCCAACATTCAGCCTGAAACAATTATGGTTAGAAATAGCCAAAGCAGTGCTATTAACAGTGATATTGCAAGACTTAAAGGTGCAAGACTTGTAACCTCAGTAGAACCTAATGAGGGTGTACGAATTAATGAAGGACTACTAAAACAGCTTACAGGTGATGATACTGTAACTGCCAGAAAGCTATATGCAGAGGAATTTGAGTTTAAACCTGAATTCAAGCTATGGATGGCTACAAATCATAAACCTATCATCAGAGGTACAGATACAGGTATATGGCGAAGAATACATATGATACCTTTTACAGTTCAAATACCGAATGATAAAGTTGACAAAAAGCTAAAGTATAAGCTTAAAGCAGAGATGACAGGAATATTCAAGTGGTGTGTTGATGGTTGTTTACTATGGCAGAAAGAAGGTCTAAAGATGCCTAGAGCAGTACTTGAGAGTGTAAACGAATATCGCAGAGAAATGGATGTTATTTCTGCCTTTGTAGAAGATATGTGTGTAGAGAGTGGCAGTGTTCAGGCTAGTACACTTTATGCAGTGTATGCTAAATGGGCAGAGGAAAACCATGAATACCGAATGTCTGCTACTAAATTTGGTGTAGAGGTAGCCAAAAAGTATGAGAAAATCAAACTAACTAAAGGAATATTCTATAAGGGAATTTCTCTTATTCAATAACATTTATGCAGGGTTATGCATAGTTTCAGGGTTTTTTCTATTCTTTATACAAAAGAAAAAATAATAATATATATATA